CTTGCCGGCATCCAGGGCGCTGTTGATGGCGGTCTGGATCTTGCCTTCCAGCTCGTCTTTGTCGCGCTGGTCCAGTTTTTCCTGCAGGCCATTGGCGCGATTGACGGCGGTGTCAAAGTCAGCGCGGGGCACATACTTGTCCAGGGACGGGGTGGCCTGCTGGTTCAGAGCCGTCTGCAGATCCTGGTTGGCCTTGTCCTTGTCTGCCTTCATCTGGTTGATGGCAGACAGCACGTCTTCTTCGGTGGCAGTGGCCGCAAGGGCCAGAGCCTGGCAAAGGGCGAGTGAAAATTTCACGGGGTCATCCTCCTGGCGTCCCTGTTGGGACTGGTTGAGAGCGGTCAGGTAAAGGTTGGGCTTGTTGGTCAGTCCGGCAGATGTAAAGCGATAGATGACTGCTTCATCTTTGGTGAAGTGGAAAACCGGGCTGATGTAGCGATATTTGCGGGAAGCCACGCTGGCGCGGCCGTCTTCGGTCCATTCCACCTTCCCCCAGATCGCGCCGCCCCGGACTTCCAGGTCAACGATCCAGGCAGCGGCCGGGGCTTCTTCGCCCTTGGGGGCCTTGAACTCGGTGGCGTGTTCCCAGTCCAGGACAATGTCCTGGCCCAGGGCGCGGGTCTGCTCAATAACAAGCAGGGGATCCGGGTTTTGCCAGACGCGGCCATCACGGCCCTTGATGAATTCACCAGCGGGCAGCAGCTCCACCCATTCCGGCACGGTGCCGTCGGCGGGTAGCTCGATATTGATTGCCACAGCCAGGCAGTCTTCGCTGTCGTGACAGCGTGCGCGCATCAGCTGGGCCAGTTTCGGATCTGAGTACATGGGGCCAGATTAGGCAGACCATGACCCACTGCGGAGCCTGAAAAATTTCAGTAGTTGGGATTGGGGTGGATCTGAGGGGCGGGAGGGGGATTATTGCCGATGATGGAGAATGTGACCAGTCACCCCCATCGGTGGAGCGTTTAAGGGACGTTTAAATTGCTTCTGGTGCCGTTGCAGTGGATTTGCTGGTGCCATCGTAGCGGGTAACCCCCTTAGACGGCCTTACAGGCCGTTTTAGAGAGGGGGCGTTAATCGAGCGCCTGGGGGCCCAGAATCAGATCCAGGGAGGACCACAGGTCGCCGAACATGTCCGCCTCTGATTCCGGGGCGGCTTCTTCCAGGGCTGCCAGTTGATCTTCCACATCATCGGGCAGTGGATCTTGCTGCAGCAGGGCCATCGCCTGTTCGAGTTGCTTGCTGGGTTCCATGTGCCTGTCCTATTGGTTCCTGATCGCGGTTTCTATCAGTTCGTCAAAGTATGCCGCCACACCGGCATCCCATTGCGCCAGCGCTTCGCGGTTGAGTAACCAAGCGGTGAAGCCTTCCGCGTGCCACTCCATTTCATTGGCGCCGCTGTATCGGGTCAGCACGCTGGGGCGCACTGCCGGCCCACGCTTACCACCAGCCATGAAGTGGACCAGGTGGCCCAGCTCATGCACAAAGGTGGCCAGATAACCAGTGTGTTCCTGCTCGGCAATGCTGTCTACTGCCGCTCGGATACTCCACAGGGGCGTCCCATCCTTGTACTTGCTCAGGGCCTCGGCCACGCCCTTGGCCAGATCTTCGGGGTTCGCCTTGGCCAGATTGGTGCCAGCCTTCACCTTGACCACCACATGCTTGGCGTTCTGAAAGGTAAAGCCGTTTGTCCTGGTGGGATTGCGGCAGCTGAATGCCAGGCGAGGATTGCCTGCCCAGTCATCCCCCAGGAACTCCCCGGCCTTTTGCTCCAGGGCAATGTTGGCCTTGTTGCGCAGGCCCATTTCGGACTGTTTCACAAACATGGTTTTGACGGGGCGCTTTTCCATCAGCGCCTGGACACGGGCCAGCCGGTCCTGGATGCCAGGCACGCGGGCCAGGGCATCTTCCACGCCTTGCTGGGTGACCCTGTTGGCCGTGGAGAACACAGCCCCGGTGCCCTTGGGCCACAGCTGCCCACCAGGCAGCGGCTTTTCAACGGCCTTTTTAAACTGGGTTTCTGCCTGTTTAACGGTGACCTGCAGGGCGGGTTTGCGGTCAGCACCGGGGTGGTAGTTCCAACCAGGATCAATGCCCAGGGGGATGTCTTCCTGTTCCCCGGTGCGCGTGTTTGTCCAGGTGCGTGTCTCGATCGGGGGCGCCTCAGTGCTGACACGGCCGGACGCGATCAGGCGTTCAGCCTCGCGGCGTGACACCTGGCGGATCCAGCATTTGCAGCCCCAGCCATTGGGCGGGAAGTGGGTGCGCCAGAATTCGTGATCGGACGGCAGCAGGATCCCCAGCCAGGCGGCGTGCTGTTCCCGGTGGTTTTCGGATGGGCCCAGCCGGTACAACAAATAGGGGTGGGTGCGCGTGGTGCGCTGGATCCGGTCCCACTGACCTGCAGCACGGGCGGTGCGCATGTTGGTGCGGTAGATGGTGCGCAGGCGCCGGGGACTGCCCAGCTGGGCGGATTTGTATTCCTGGGTGGTTGGGTCATAAGCCAGGCCACGGCCCCACCATCCCTTTTCTTGCAGGGTAGGCGTGAGGCGTTTGCGGAACTGCTCAAACGTGAGCCCCTGTTCCAGGGCCTCGTCCACACCGTTGCGGATATCCTCCAGCAGATCAAAGCGCATGGCCTTGGCGACGGTGAAGGCGTTGTCATGCTCTTGCTTCCAGACGTCACGATAGTCAAAGGCGGGCTTTAATTCCTTGGCGCGGAAATAGGCCAGCGCTTCCTTGGGTACCGGGCCGCGTGCCATTTACTCGTGGCCTTCGGTGTCTGAGGCATCACCCAGGCCCCGCGCTTTCAGAGTGGCGGCGGCCAGCTGCTGCACGAACTGCGCCTGGGCAGGCTCCAGCTGATCCACCAGATCCGGCAGTCCCTCCACAAACTCCTGGTATGAACTGCTACGGTCCAGCAGCTCCTGGATGGGATCCACCATCGGCTGCATGATCTGTTCCCAGTCTTCCAGGGCATCGCCTTCCAGTTCGTCCACATAGCTGCCACCAGGCTGGGCCCGGTTGCGGGCGGTAGCCAGACAGGTGGGGCAGCTGCTGGCATGGTTGGCGGCGGTGCCTGTGGGCTCGGGGCTGGCTGCAGGGGCGCGTAGCAGGATGGCACCCTTTGCCGGATCCGGCAGGCGCAGTTTGTCGCGGACCACGCTTTGCTCCACTTCCAGCCCCAGCGGCACCAACTTTTCCAGGGCCGTGACCATTGCGGACAGATCTTCGGGATCCGGTACCGGCAGTTTGAATTCCGGGTAACTCTTTTGCGGGCCAAAATTCAGATTGATAAAGGGGATGACCAGATCCCGCTGGATGGTGGCGGCCAGCTGCTTGGCATCGAAACGCTGGATATCCTCGCGGACATCGTTGTGGACGTCTGCCTGGTTGCTGCCCAGTCCTGCAGACTTGGCGTCTGCGGTCATGGTCTGACCCAGCACGGCTTTGGATACCTGGGCATCCAGATACGACGCCAGGCGTTCAAACAGGGATTCACCGCCCTTGCTGCTGCTGGACTCCTGGAAGTCAATGCGCATGCTGTCCGGGATCACGGCGGCGGCATCCGATCCGATATTCGCCACCGCATTGATCAGGGTGACGATATCGTCTTCGGTGGCATTGGCACCGTGCCGGCCGATGCGGATGGGCATGCCGAACACTTCGGCAAAGGCCAGCCAGTCGGTGATGCTGTAGGACTTGCACATGTACGCCGCTGCAGCCAGGCGCGCCAGACCATTGCGGATAGACAGGCCAGACTTGCGGCGTGGCCGATGCACAATGAATTTATACGCTGGCAGCGCCAGGCCGTTGACCACGTCGGCTTCATCGCGCAGGCGCAGTTCCTTGCCGCTTTCACGGTCGAACTGGAAGAAACGCGGATCCCGCCACTCATAGCCACGGGGAAACCATTGCTGCCCGGACCGATCCCACAGGATCTCTATGGCAGCATAGCCTTTGCCCAGCCCGTCCAGGGCATCAAACAGCATTTCATCAAAGGCGGGGCGCTTGATCAGTTCGCGCACCGCGTCGGCCATTGCCACATCCTTGGCGGCATCGGTGGCGGATTCCACCACCGGATCCAGGCCATCAACGGCCAGCTTTCGGGTACCCAGCACAGACGCATAATGCAGATCCCGTTCTTCCATTTCCTCGGCCAGGGTCAGATAGGCATCAGCTTCGCCTTGCTCGGCATCTTTCAGGATGTTGGCCAGGCGGCGCGGGGTCAGGCCACTGGCCACAGATTCGTGGTTCCAGATGCTGCGCACGCCGGTCATGGAAGCGCGGGCAATTTCTTCCGTGAGTTCACGCTTTTTGATGGGTTCGCCCCGGTGATCAAGGATTGATGAATCAGGCATCACAGGACTCCTCGGCTAAAACCAGCGGTAACGCGCACGCGGCGTTTTGGCTGGTCGCCATTTAGTGGGGGATTCTTGGGGACGGGCCGGTACCCAAAGGCTTCAATGGTGCGGTGCAAGCTGGCATACCACAGCAGGGCGCCAGCGATCGCAGCATCACCGTGCCGGAACATTTCCGGGTCTTTGATATCTTTTTTATCTGCATGCGGCACCATCGGGATGCCGTCGATGATTTCCACGGCGCGGAAGTCGTCGGATGTGGTTTTGTCCTTCGGCAACAGCAGGCTGCCATCTTCAAAGGCGCCCACCAGCTTGGGCATAAACTCGGCATACCATTTGCGGGTCAGCACGATCTGATGGATGCACTCGCCGAACTTGTCGCCGGTGTATTCGGCCAGGGTCTGGCCGGGGCCGGTGGCATCCATTGCACCACCGTTGAAGCGGGGCAGCATGTCGATCAGGTACCACAGGATCTGTTCCTGCTGACGGGTGGGCACCTTGCCCAGCTCAATGATGAATGGCACAGAGCGGGTCAGGTTGTCGGTGATAGCCCCCGGCATGATCACGGAAAAGTGACGATGGCGGGCGAAGTCCATGCCGAACACATGATCCCGCTTCGGGTCCAGTCGCTCGCGCAGGGGCTCCAGGTACTGCTGGATCCAGTCTTCGCACCAGCTGATCCGTTCTTCCTCGTGCTTGGCAGCGAAGTCATCATCCAGGACCAGGCGCAGCACGGGCCGTTCCTCGGGCATGGCGTTTTCGATCCACACGGTAGGGATCGCCACACCGTTGCCATCGCGGGGGATGGCGTCCAGTTCTTCGCGCATGGCTGCAATGCGGGGGCCGTAACCTTTGCGGATCCGGGTGTACCAGTCCTTTTTCCCCTCCGGGGTGGGCTTGGTGCCCTTCATCATGCAGACGCGCTCATAGATGCCATTTTCCACCGCATCATCAAAGGTGACGCGCAGCACCTGGGCAGACTCGCCGTACACGTTGGCCTGAATGTCTTTTATCAGGGTGTAAAAGGGATTGTTTTTGCCGTTGTGGGTGGAGATGACGCGGATTTTACCGCCCCAGATCAGCAGCGCGGTGGCGGCATCCAGTACGCCCTGGACGTTGGGGTGATAAGCGGCCTCATCGATCACCACGATACCCTGCAGGCCCCGGATGTTGGCCGGACGGCTGGACAGCGCCACGATCTTGAAGCCAGAGGCAAAGCGGATCCGGTAAGCGCTGATCTGACGGGTCTGGCCTTTGTCGTCCTGGTCATCGAAAAGGAATTCTTCAATGCTGGACAAGCCTTGCCCCTGCGCCAGCGCGATGACCTTGGCAAAGTGGGCACAGTAGCCGATGAATTCCAGGCCCTTTTCTTTGGTGTCGCCAATGTAGAACACATCAGAGCCACCGGCTGACTTGCGCGACGATGCGGTGATGGTGTCGTCCAGGGCTTCGGCGAAGGTGATGCCGGTCCGGCGGCTCTTGTCTGCCACCTTGATGTCGGACTGGATGGCGCACCATGCGGCCTGGTGCTTCATCAGCACGCCTTCGTCCAATGGGTTGAAACCCTCGGGGATCTCGCGGACTGAGGCGGGGAGTTCTTCCCAGTCCACCACTCGCATCGTGTCAGTCAGCTCTTTCATGACGTGGCGATCCCCAGCACCTTGGCGCGCCAGAACTTGGCCTGGTCCACATCCATGCCGGCGGCGGCGGTGGCTTCTTCCACCACCTTGGCCGCTTCGGCTGCCACTTCCTTGCGGATCCGGTTGATGCGCTCGGAAGACAGTTTGTCCGCCCCGGCCATGTCTTTCAGGGCCTTGGCCAGCAGCATGATCTGGTCGGCGTCTACGTTCTCGCCGTCCACCATTGTGCCCACGGTCTGGAATGCCACGGTTTTCAGCATCTCGCTGATCAGGCGGCCCACGTCGCCGCTGGGGTCTTGCTCCAGGCGATCAATCCACGTTTTAGAAACTTCGCGGGCCTCCTGCCATTTGCGCATCTGGTCCACTGCGTTTTTGCGGTAGCGGCCCACGGCAGAGCGGGAGGCTTCGCCGCCCATGTCCTGAATCAGCTCCACGATCTCGTCGATGGTGGCGCGGCCTTCGGTGATGGCCTTGTCCACTTCGCTGATGATCACATCGTCCAGGTCGTGAATGGATGATTTACGCGCCATTGGTTTGGCCCTCTTGTTCGATGTCGGCTTCCAGGCGGGCGGCAGTGTCGCGCCGGATCTCCTGGATGCGTGCATGCAATGCCTTCCACTGTCTGCGCTGTTCTGGTGTGGCGTCGTTCTTCATGAAGTCATCAAACATGCCCGCAAGCCCCGCCACGTTCTTCGCCGTGTCCCAGATCACCATCAGGTTTGCCAGGTTGTCGATGGTGGTGCGTTCGCGGCCTTTCAGGGGCTTGAGGGCTTTGCTCATGGGATCACCAGCGGCGGCAATGGCGGGTTGATTTCCTGCACCAGGCGATGCCGATCGGGAGAAAAATCGGCCAAAGCAATGCCATGAAAAGCCCCGCCCGGAAATTGAAATACCGGCGGTGCTGTTCGCAGTTGGCCGCATCGCAGGCCAAAGACAGCAGGGCGATACTGAAATAAGTAAATAACCACAGCATGCTGATCACTCCGGTTCCGGGCGCTTCACGCCAGGCACGACACTGGAGCCAGTGGCGACATCGATGCCACGGCCGGTCAGCTTGGCGATCTGCACATCACTGACGGTGTCCACGCTGACCAGGTTCTGTTCCTGCAGCCATGACAGTTCTGTGCGCAGCTTGTCCCGGCCAATGTTGTGGCCAAAGGAATGCAGAACGCTGCGCAGCAGGTGTTCGTTGGTGCTGTAGTGATCGGACTCCTGCAGGATCTTGAGGATCACCAGGCGCCTGTCTTCCGTTACGATTTGCTGATAACTCACGTCATTCTCCCCGGCTGATCAGATGCTGATTAACCATCTTTACTGTGCGATTCATGGCCCGGAATTCGCCGATCACTTCGGCCAGGGCCTTGTTGGTTCCGTCGATCTTTTCCGCCAGCTGCCGGATATCCTCATGGGTGGGCATGTGGCGCATTTCGTTTTCCAGCTCCTGGGTGGCCCGTTCAAGTTTGGCCAGGCGTTTGTCCGTTTCCTCGCGGCGCGCTTCTTCCTGCTGCTGCTCTTTTTTTTCTCTTGCCTGCCGACGGCCCTCGCGCCATAGGGCAAAGCCCACGGCGCCGGACACGATGGTCCAGATCACCTGGAACACCTGGTACCAATCCCAGGCCGTCTTCGCTGATTCGCTCATTGATCCCCCTTAGAGCGTCGTTTTAATAAGTACAACTGCAGGTCATACATGCGACCACCACACAGGCCGTATTCCTGGTAAACGGCATCCAGGGTCAGGGCCATCAGCTCTTTGGTGTCACCCATCGGCTCAGTCGGGGCCGGACAGGGCACCGTTAAGTCCGCCGGTAGCGGCTTCGCTGGCGCGTCGGTGACTGATGTGGAGCTTGCGCATGACGTCAGCGCTATAGCGAAAATCAGCAGCAAGGGTTTGCTGCTCCTGGACCATGTGCTGCTGTTGGGTGAGCGCATCCTGTAGCCCCCTGGTAATCTTTTTGTCCTGTTGCCCGCGTAGGCGGATGGTTTCGCGGATCTGGATGGCGGCCTGGTTGGCTTCGCCGACCAGATCGGCCTGGCTGGTGATGATGTCCTGCAGGGTCTGAACCGTTTCTGCGTCACTCTGTGCGGTGATGTTCAGTTCTCCGCGCTCCAGCCCTTGCTGATATCCCCAGAACATAGAAGTAATGCCGGTAACGACAACAGCCAGCAGTGCAATCAGAATGACTTTCAGTGATGGCATACCCCATCCCCCCAGCCGGCGTTCATGTACAACGGTTCCCAGCGATTCAGGATCATGCGCGGGTAGCGGCGGTTTTCGGTAAATGCGGGCCGGGATCGGCCCGCATTGAAACGCTCGACGTTATCGAACCAGGCAAGCGGATCTGCCCCCTTAGCAGATGCCAGCCTTTTGTCCTTGAGTACCCAACCCAACCCGCCGTTATAGCTGGCGAGTACAAACGCCCAGCGCTCACAGTCGCTGCTTGCCCGGATTCGTTGATGCAGCCAGCGGTCATACAGCACCACAGCACGCAGGGACCAACCGGGGTTAAACGGCTGACGATCTCCCAGGGTGTGGGGGTACATGCTGGCGAACCAGTCGGAGGTGGTGGGCATGAACTGGGCAAGCCCTTCGGCGCCCACTGGCGAAACAGCATCAGCCCGCCACCGGCTTTCTTGGTGGATCTGTGCGGCGATGGTGGCCACCGGGGCATCAAGGCCCCAATAGGCATGGGCACTGCGCACCAGGGTGCGCTGGTAGCTCTTGGCCTGGTGCGGAATGGAATCTGCCAGGGCCGGCACCGGCATGCAGGCCGTCAGGATCATGGCGGCGGACAGCGTCAGCAGCACCATGATCCAGATCCGTTTCGTCAGCCTGGTCATGGCTATAGCCCCAGGGTGAGCCCAAGGACAACGGCAAAGACAATGCCGGCGCGCCTGATCATGTAGAACGCGGCAAGGATGGCCGGATCCTGATCATGCTTTGTGGCCTTTTTCAGCTGCTCATGTGGGCGGGCATAGGGGAATAGTGCGCGGTCGATCCAGTAGCCCAGCACGGCGGCCAGAGTGACCAGGGCCAGCTTGTACAGAATCACGGGCATTTGGTTGGGCTGGATCAGCGCCAGGCCGGTCATCAAACAGATGGTGACAATCAGCCAGTCAGACAGTCGCGGCAGGATATTGAAGAATTTCATTTGGCCTTCCCTTGGTCGTCTCTTGGTGTGGTGGTTCTTTAGAGACTTTCAGGGTAATGACCGGGGGGAGTGTTTTAGAGACTGAACGAGTTCAGTTAAAAGAGTGTTTCCTGTTCAGGCCGTGCCTGGCGCAGCGTTTCGGGCCGCTTCAAGATGTTCCAGATGTGGCGCTCTGACATCTTGTAGATGCGGGCCAGTTTACTGGCGGATTCACCACCTTCAAAGCGGTGTGAAATTTCAATGTTACGCATGACGCGCAGCATGGTGTCCGCCTTGGCGATGTAGACCGTGGTGCCAGCGTACTGCCTGACCAGCTCGACGGTGGCGGCGGCGCCGATGATGCCCACCAGCTGGTGGCCGTCATTGAAGTGGCTGGGCACTTTCAGGTGCAGGCCGCCGTAGTGCTTGACTAGGTTTAACGTGTTGGTGATGCCGATCATTTCCCGCAATTCCTGCAGGCCAGCCGGCAGATCTTCGTTGTGGATCTGTTCGGTGTCCATGTTATTCCCCCTCCGGGCAGCCTTCAGCGTGCCCAGTTTTCCCCCCGCATTCCGGGCAGCAGCGGTCAGCCTGGCGGCGCTGCTCATAGGTCAGCGCCGCCACGATATCGCGCAATTGCTCGGGATTTGCAAAGCGAACACTGTTCACAGAATGCATGCGCATGGCAATAGCATCGGCGTATTTCCAGGGCAGCTTCATGTCTGCCAGCTGGGCTTCGATCTTGTCGATCAGGGCGGCCCGATCGCTTTTCACGCTGCCCGGATCCCGGCGGCGCTTGGGCCGCCAGCCGACGCTGCGCAGGTGATGCAGCACCTTGCTGCGGCCGTGGGCGTCCAGATCCTTGGCGGATCTGACGCGGGCCACGGTCCACAGCATGGCGCGGTATGCATCGTCATCCATGCCCAGGTCTTTGATGGCAATGTGAATCTTAGCCAGGTCGTTTTTGCGGGGGGTGGCGCTAGGCATGGGCTTCCTCCACCAGGGTGATGCCGTCCAGTTTGCTGAACTGGCGCACCAGGGTTTTGGCTTTGGCGAAGTCGGGCCAGTACAAGATCCGCTTTTCGTCCAGATTGGGGAATATTTCATAGGCGCGGCGCTTGCCCACTGCCTTGATCATCTTCTGTTTGCGCTGGGGGGAGTAAACCGCTTTGGTCTGCTTACGCCACACATCCCGAATGATGGCCGGCGGCGGTTCACGATCGCTGCGGGCCTCATTGCCTGTCGGATAATCCAGGAAGGCCCAGTCACCCTTAAAGATGCCGTCAATGTACACATTCAAGGCCATTTTATTTTCGGCGACGAAGTTCTTTTGCACGGTGACTTCGTAGCCTTTGTATCGAAACTTAACCGTGGCCAGCAGCCCCTGCAGCTTGTCTTCGATTTCTTCCCACTGCTGTTTCGTGATTGCTTCCGCCATTACTTGGTCCCCACTTTGCTGATCAGCTTGTCCGGGTCGTGGCCCAGCTTTCTCATCTGGGCCCGCCACGCTTCGTCAGAGTCCCGCACAGGGGTCTGGTCGCGTTTTTGGGTGCCGGTGGGCGCCGCTGATGCGGTGTTGCCGGCACGCTCTGAAACGGTCTTTAAAACGGATTTGAGATAGTTGTGATTCTTGAGCGGTGAGCCATCACCGGCCTGGCGTTTGGATTGCACCGCTTCCACGGTGTCCTGCATGGCGGCAGCCAGCAGGTAAGGATCTGCCTGGATACCCAGGGCATCTTTGGCCAGGCGCAGCGCTCGGCTGTTGGCCAGGTCACGATTGGCAGCCCGGAACAGCGTCAAGTATTGCACCAGGGCACGCCCCAGGGCCGGGGTGACCTTGACCAGCAGGGCCAGCAGCTCACGGCCGGCATCGTCCTGCACGCAAGCGTGCAGATCGATACGGGCGTGGCAGACTGGGCAGCGGCAAAGCTCCATGATTACTCCTCGTCTTCGCCTAGTTCGGGCAGGCCAGTGGTGCAAACATCATCAGGCCCGTCTATCTCGTAGTACTCGTCATGCCCACATGACGGGCAAAGCAGTGGCCGAACGCGGATTGAGTCTTGCCCTCCCCAGTAGCGCTTTGATTTCTTGTGCCGTAGTCCGCACTTGCAGCACTCCAGTTCGAGATCATCAGTTGTGTCAGCCATCCGTTATTCCTCCACCGCTTCAAGGGCAGACAGATAGCGCTGCATGTCTTCACCGGACAGCATGACCACGGCAAAGACTGGTTTGTCATCGTGGTTGCGGAAGATAGAAGAAACCTTCGCCACGCCGCTGCCGGCCATCATGTCCAGGATCTCTTGCAGGGGCATTTGCTGAACTTCGTTAAACGCCTGATGCAAACGGTGATACTTGACCGGATCGGTGGGCTGGACGCGGGACAGCGCCATGCCGCCGCTGCGGCCTTCCACTTTGACCACGGTTTGCCCGTCGCCCAGTTCCCAGGCTTCTGAACGGGTAATGGTTTTGATCTGGCCGCCGTCATCGTTGGTCAGGGTTACCGGGGTGCCGGCGGGGTAAAGCTGGTTCCAATGTGCTGCTTTCATGGGTGTCCTTACAGTTTGGCGATGTCTAGGGAAATCGGGGCCCAGTTGGCGTTCGGGCCGGTGCGTTCGTACAGGCGCATGTAGGTGGCGGTGTCCACCACCTGGATGGAATCGCGGATCGCTTCCATTGCCTGCAGCCATGTTTCGTCATCGATCTTGAGGCGGGTCAGGCTCAGGATCCGGCCAATGCTGATCTTGCCTTCCTTGTCGGATTGGAAGGCGTGTTCCACCAGCGCTTTGACTTCGGAAGAACTGCCGGCCGTCCAGTTATGAATGCATTCATCAATCAGCTGCTTGGCGGCCTGGATCCGTTCGTCAAAGCGGATGTTTTCCGATACCTGCACTTTGACCTGCAGGGTGCCGTCGTAGCTGGTCAGGGTCAGATTGCCTTTAGTGCCGCCCACCTTGGCCCCGTAGCGCTCCAGGGACAGGTCCACAAATTCCCGGATATCCGACATTGCAGAGTTTTTAAACTTGGCCATTGATGCCTGCAGCTGCTTGGCAGCGGCAGCCAGTTCGCGCACGGTCTGATCGCGCAGCTGGTCCACATGCTCGATGCAGTCGATTGGCACCAGGCGCTGCTGCGCGTCGCGCATGTAGCCTTCTGGCACTTCCGTGGCCTGGTGGTCGTGGTCTTTGGGGGTCATGGGTGTTGCTCCTTAAACGGTGATTCGCAGTTGTTGGATCAGATCTGGCAGGGCCATTTTTCGCAGACGCGATTCCAGGCGCAGGCTGGTCAGCGCTCGGGATCTCAGAAACCTGCAGCATTCCTCCAACTCGGCCTGTGTGGCCGCGATGTAGTAACCGGTGGAAGGCTTGCCACAGATGGCGATACCTTCTTCCCGTAGGTCGCTGATGATCCGGCGGCAATGGCGTTCTGCGCTGGCGGTTGTGCTTGACTGGGTCACAGCCTGCACGATGCCGGCGATGCCAATGCCTTTGGCTTGGCCGATGTGCTTGCGCATTACTTCCAAAACAGCGCTGGGGGTCAGATTGCTGGCCGTGGAAGGCGTCATGGCGTTGGCTCCTTGGGCGCGTGGCCCTATCTCGGGTGTCTGTTGTGCTTCATCGGTTGAAACACATGCCCGTTATCGATGCGGCGTTGCGCGGCCAGGGCGTCTTCCCAGCGCTGCAACTCGGCTTCGATACCTTCACAGGCACGGCGCAGGCGCCCCCGCATTGGGGTGGCCTTTTCTTCGCTGTATTTGTGGATGTACCAGTGCGGCGAATGGATGAACTGGTAAAACGTGATGTGCTTTGCCAGCCCCATTGCCTCGAACAGGTCGCCGTAGTACTCCAGATCTTCATCACTGATCCGCATGGCTTTCCTCCTGATCCTGGAAAGCCTCCAGCGCTACGGCCGCCAGTTCTTCCCAGTCGCCAATCCATGCCTGTTCGGTGTGCCAGTCGATGACCAGGGCGCGGTGGTCATTGCCTGCCAGCTGGCCGATCTCGATGGCGTGGCCGTTGATTTCGGCATCAGCCACCGGGTGCCATGCCGGCAGGGTTTCTTGCTTTAGATCGATCACTCGCGTCATGGCTATTGCTCCCGCTTGGTGTGGCGGCTGTGGGGGCAGCCGTTCCGGCATGCCTGGTACAGCTTCACGCGCATGGAATTGGTGGCGCTGAATGTCTGGCGCTGGTACTCCTGGCAACGATGGCCAGGCAGTTCACCAGCCACAGGGCACATCACCTTTTCTGCCTGCAGGGCACCTTTGACGGCCTTTTCAACGGCATTGAAATCGCCCTTATAGGTGCGCCCCAGTACGGTGTTAACCACGGCTGCGGAATAGCCGATGCGGTCGGCGGTTTTCTTCTGGCTGGTGTTGTCGCACTCATTGGCCAGTGCAAGGATCCAGGCCGGGGCGTTGTCGCCCCAGGCTGCGATCGCTTTTTCTTGTGCTGCTGTCTTCATTGGCTGGCCCCTTCTGCAGTTTTCCGGGCGTGGGTCTTGCCGGTGTTCGGATCAAACACCACCTTGATGCGCTGAACTTGGGGCGGCTTGGGCCCGGTGTTCATGGTGGGCAGCAAGCGATAGCGGGCCATTGCCCTGGATCCCCGGTGCTTGGTGGTCATGTGCAGGTAGCCGACGGCATGCAGCTGCTTGATGTAGTCGCGGGCGTCGGTCAGGGTGACTTGCACCAGGTCATTGGTGGCGGTCATCTGCAGCTCTTTGGCGTCGAACTCTCCAAGGATCCGAATGGCCAGCCACATGTTTTCCCGGTTGCGGCCCTGGGTGACGGGTTCGCCGTTGGCCTTGAGGCGGGGCGTATCCACACCAGTGTCCTTGGCCAGCTCGAACACCTTCTGACGGGCGCTGCCGTTTAATGGCTTGCCGTTGCGCGCTTTGTCCAGACGGTCGATCACTTCCAGATAGCCGCCAGCCTCCAGGCGGTTCAGGTAGCTGCGCACGGTGTCATCGTTGACGCCGGTGCCCATGATCCCCTGGCACTTGCGGCAGACATCGGCACGGGTGAAGCCGGTGCGCAGTGTGCGCACGGCTTGCCAGATTGCATCTTGCGGGCTGGTCACACCCTGGGTGGCCTGAACCAGTGCGACGTTTTTACGGCCTAAGCCGTGTCCCGGTCGTCTCTCGCTCATACGGACATCCTCCGGGCCGGGGCTTCACCGGTGTACAGTTCGTTATTGCCCCACATCTGCAGATCCACGTTGTCCCAGCCCTGGCGCAGGGCGGTGTTGCGGATCAGTTCCAGATTCACCACGATGCGGCGGGCAGCGTTGCGGCTCTTGCGCAACACGTCTTCCAGCAGATCGTCCTGGATGACAATCTGGCTGGTGTTGGTGACGTAAAGCCGGGACAGTTCGCGGGCATCATCCAGATCTGAGGGGGCGGCCTGCTGCCAGTTAAGGATCCGGTTGTGGAAGCGCTCCCAGCGGCGCAGCTTGGCGGGGAATTGTTCTTCGCCCACCATCAGGATCGGGGCATTGCTGGCTTCGTAGATATCGCGGATCAGTTCAACGGCTTTCTTTTCCACGATGTGGTCCATTTCATCGATCAGCAGCGGGCGCTGACTGAGCACCAGCTGTTCGGCAACCTGGTCTACCATGTCGTAGATGGTCTTTGCCGGGACCACGCCCATTTCCTTGAGGATCGCCAAGAGAATGGCTTTCTTTGTCCAGGTGCTTTTGCATTCGATGTAGTAAGCCCGGTGCTTGGTGGCCACATAACCGGCGGCAATGGTTTTGCCGTAACCTGACGGGCCAAAGAAGGCCGCCATGCCAGGCAAGTGGCTGGGCCGGTCAATCAGCTGGGCCATAACCCGATCAGCCAGTGCTACGTTGCGCAGTGGTGCCACGGTGGGCAAATTGACGGGGGGAGTTGAATGCATCATTATTTTCCTTCTCTCATCGTTAACGCGATATTTGGATCCAGCAGTGGCAGCTGCTGGGTTCATCCTTCTGCTTCGGATACTTCCAGCCCGAAACTCTCGAAGAAGTCCTGCATAGATCTGAATTCCGGGGTCTTCGGGTAACCCTGATAGAACGCTTTTTCCTCCTGTGTAATGTCTTCGCCAGCGGTGACGCGACGGTCCAGGCGCACCCATCGGCGGTAGTCGGCTTTGGGGTCATCCCCCAGGCGAACCACTTCTGCTTTTTGCGGGGCTGGCTGCTGCATGCTGGCTTTTAGGTTTTCGATATCGCGGCGGGTCTGATCGTCGCGGGCACTTACCGGGGCCACGGTGTTGGCTTCGGCTGCTCGGGTCGCCTGTTCCAGTCCGTGGGTGGTATAGCTTTCGGTGCGCGCCGGCAGTGATGCGATGTTGTTCTGGCTGCGGGCATGCGCCAGGATTTCGTCGGCGGCATCTTTGGTCTTGATCTTGCGGGCGGCGGCTTTCAGTTCCCGGCGCTTGGCCTGAACTGCTTCACGCTGTTTGACCTTGGCATGGCTGGCCACCAGTTTGCGGTCAATGCCGGTGTACTCGGGCGCTTCGGCAATGCACAGGAAACCGTCATCATTGAAAATGAACACCTTGCCCATGCTTTCGGTGTAGGCCACTCGGACCACGTCACCGACGTGCATACCCAGTTCCGGGGCAATGTAGTTGATGCCATCGATCTGCAGGCCGTGTTTGGTCACGGTGCGGGTGATGGTGTCCGGGGCGCCAGCCAGCAGCACGTCCAGGGCGCGTTCATCTTGGATCTTGCGGATGGGTTCGGCCCAGTTGCGCACCATGTTGGCGGGGGTGTTCTTGATACCTTCGTGGTGCTGCTCCATGTAAATGTTGTTCACCCATTCATCCACGAACTTCTGGAAGTCCTGGGCACTCATGCGCATGTCCACTTCCTTGTCCTTCTGGAAAAGGCGATCGGCAAAGCTGCGCCGTGCTTCAATGGCTGACCGTTCGGCTACGTTGTGGCCGATGTAACTGGGCAGCAGTTCGACCAGGTCATGGGCGAAGGTGCGGAAGGTGCGTTCGATGTGCGGCTTTTCCCATCCTGAAAATGGCTTACACAGTGATTGCTCAATATCCAGGCTGCTGATCACGCCCTTGATAAAACGGCTGGTGTAATCGCTGCCGTTGTCGGTCTTGATTTCCTCGGGGATTCCCCAGTCCAGAAAACAGGCGCGCAGCAGCTGGCCCACTGAGGCGGCTTTACTGGTGCGGCTAACAATCAATTTAAGGCGGCGTGAATAGACATCGATGGCACCGATCACGGAATAACGGCCATCCAGCAGCATCACATCAGCTGGGGTAGAATCCAGCTCCCAGCGCTGGTTCAAGCGGGTGACGTCTTCGCTGTAGCTGCCAAAGGCAACCATGTATTTGTTTTTCCAGGCGTCAGGATTAGCCACGGCGGTGTGCAGGCCTTTGTTGTTTTTCTTCCAGTTGGATATCCAGACTTCAAGCCGGCGCTTGCTCGGCAGTTCAATGTCTGTACCCGCGAAGTGGGCCCGAATCGCTTTCATGACGTGGCTGGCAGTGGTGTGCGGGTACTCGGTGAGCATTGCCACGATGTAGTCACGCAGATCGCCCTGGCGATCGATCAGAGAGCGGCCGGCCTGTCCTTTGTAGTTCCCGGCAAGTGAACCAATGCCGTCCTGGTCGAACCGCTTCTGCCAGCGGTAAAGAGTGGCAGCGGCTACCGTTTCAACTTCCTGATGGATCCAGTCTTCCAGGATGATTTCGCCCAGGTTGTATTTGGCGGTAAATGCCTCAACTCCACGGCGGCCAGATAGAGAACTTGCTGCGGTGAATTCTTTCACCGCCTCCAGAATAGCGGCCCGTGCATCGGCACGATTGCGCCCCTTTTCATCAAGGTTTAAATAGGTAGATAAGCCCTTCTCTCTGCCTATGCGATCGCACTTGTTTTGCATAACAGAGCGCACTGCTGCTTTTCGCCCGGCTGACGAACCTGCCTTAACAGGGTCTGCAGTCTTTTTCTTTACATTCTGGGCACCAATTTCCGCACGGGTTTCGCTGGGCAGGCTGCCAATGTGGTACTCCAGTCCTTTTCCCTTGTTTCTGGGGCGCGCAGACCAGTCATTACGCTTCGCATACTCTCGAACTCGCCGGTCAGTTGTTGGTAGTCCTGGCAGACCAGCCAATTCGGAAGCTGAAAACCATTCTTTCATTGTTATTGTTCCCCCAGCCGTTGCTTGATCATCTTGATACGCTTGGCTGCTTCTTCTTTTTCCCGTTCCGCCTTACCCAATTCGGCAACCAAGGTTTCCCGGCCCACTAGCAAGCGGCCACCCCTCGCGTTAGCTAGCCAGTTAGTAATGCTGTAAACGCTATCGCCGGCGGCATATTCCAGGGCAGGAACCAAGTAAAGCGGGATGTTGTAACTGTCGCGGCTCTCAGCACTCCAGGCGTCCAGCATGTATTTGCTGACGTCCTTGCCGCAGTAGCGACTCATGCGGCTAGCAACCTCATGACGGTCATATTCAGAGAGGCGAAGCACTTCGCTGACCAGGTTGGCCACCTGCATTCCGAAACCACATGCAGCGGCTCCCGTTGCTGGTGCTGGCACCTCGAACATGTCCTGGGTTACAGAGTCACGACGTGCCATGTCTAAATGGCCCTTTCACGCTGCATATTGCGCGGTTCTGCATTATTTGCTTTGTTAGGCTGGTAACATGCTTTTTTGCGCGGTCTCCCCATCTTTCGATTGGGGAGGCCGTCTTGGTCGTACCTCTCAGGGAACAGCTCTTGCGGGGGGACGCCCATTTCGTCTGCCAGAACAGCTTCAATCCTTGGATAGGGGTGTGCCAGGCAGCGATAGAAGCAATAAGGCTTGATGTTCCTACGGCCCCCAAGAGAGACGTAGGAGTCACCCTGTATCTGGAGCTGATAAAGGATCCAGGCTCGCCGGCTTTCCGGGTTGCTGAAGATCTTTCGTAGATGGGGCGTTACTTTTCGCATTTTTTGTTTGGTTCCTATGTCTAACCAAGTAATGCGAACAAACATAGCGTAGAAAACAACGCATAACAACAGAAAAATACGCGTCCGTTTCTTTTTTCTGCGCAGAAGGGCGGGCAATCAATGAAAAGCCTTTTAAAACAAATAGTTAGAAAGAAAGGGACGTTATGGGAAAGAATCGGACGGAGCGTCCGTTTGTTGATCCAAGAATAGGACGCTTCAAAGATAGGCTTAAAGAAGCTATGGATGGCTGGTCTGTTCGTGGCCTAAGTAGAGAGATTCGCGCATCAGAAGGCGCTTTGCGTAGCTATCTACGCGGCGATACTTTCCCCGATCTGCCTGACTTGCTTGAACTTGCTGATCTGCTGGATTGCGCCCCGGCCTGGCTATGCACTGGAGAAGGATCCAAGTACCCGCAAAGTCAGGAGATTGCAGAGGTGGCCCCAGCAGATCGTGCTGGTGCGCTTGAGCGACTAAGGGCAGCAGAGGCCGCATATCGCGAGGCTCTGGACAGTCTGGAATGGAAACCTGGAGTTTTGGCAGGCGAGGCCATTAGAACCGCGATGTATGCTCATGGCCTGACATTAGAAGGGGCTGTTTTCCTCCTGGATATGCTTCGACGGCAGGAAAAGCTTGATTCAGAGTAGCGCCTCTATCACTGTCTCAAACCATGCGACGCTTTGCCCAAGCCATCTCAAAGCAAGCGTCGCACTCCATTCAACTTCAAAATTCGGCCAATCCCCTGAAAGCCGCGTATTCTCTGGCATCCCGCTAAATTTCGCCCAATCCCATCAAATCCCGGTTATCTCAAACTAAACATCGGGTCACATCCATGACTCATACCCACGGCTGGCTAGCTCGGCTGGAGCAGTTGGGCAACCGGCTTCCCCACCCTACCCTGTTATTTGTCTGGCTCTGCCTGCTGCTGCTTCCCCTCACCGCAATACTGGGCGCACTGGATATCACCGCGGTTCATCCTCTCACCGACGACACCATTAACGCTCGCTCGCTGCTTGACGGTGACGGCCTGCGCTATCTTTTCACCACGCTGGTGGGCAACTTCACCAGTTTTGCGCCACTGGGCGTGGTCTGC